CTTGTGCTACGCGGCGATTGCTGGTTTGAAAGCGCATGTTGGAAGCTTCGCGACGAAAACGGATACCAGCACTCACATGGCGCAGACGGGTTGCGGGTTTTCACCCGCGGCGGCGCTCATTTTGTCGGCTTGCGATGCGGAAGCTACACAGGGAACCTTGCAAGGTTCGGGTTCGACGGACAATTCCGGGATGTCGATCGGCGCTTTCGCTAGTTCATCGTCGCGCTTAGCTTACGGTGAAGCATCTGTTAATTCCGGCAGTCCGACTCACGATGATTCTGCGATCGCCTACGATAAGGTCTATCAAAACGTTCTCTCGGCATCTTCTCCGTCCGTGCAAGGCGCGATGGACATGGTCTCTGTAGATTCCGACGGCTTCACGACTGTGATGACCACAGCGGATCCGCAAGCGAACATAGCGTTCTATCTGGCTTTTGGGGCGGCCGCCGTCCCGACTTATTCCATATCCGGGAGCGCCGGCGTCGCGGCCGCGAGCGTCGGCTACACGGGGACGGCTTCGGGATCCGTGACGGCGGACGGGAGCGGAAACTATTCGATCACGGGACTCTCGGCGGGGAGCTACGCGATCACTCCGACAAAGTCGGGATACACGTTTTCCCCGACGAGCGCGAGCGAGGGCGTGAGCTCGTCGGATATAACCGGCGTGAATTTCACAGCGTCGGCGGCGAGCGCGGCGAAAAGTCCGAACGTCCCGGCGTTCTGGACGGGATAGATTGAGGAGCCAATGTCGACGAATATAAAACTTGCGCCGTTCACTTCGGCCGGTGAGATCGATCCGACGACTCTCACGGCCGTGAACCTCGCGCCAGTCTCCCGCGCGGCGGCGCCGTATCCCCCGGGAAACGTGAAGATCAACGGTGTGGCTTTCGCGATTTCTCCCGATGGCGACGTGACGATCAGTTGGAATCATCGCAACCGTTTGGGTCCGTACATCGTCGCGCAAGATGCCGGCGATGTGGCCGGCGGGCCGGAGGGCTCGTACACGGTCACGATTCACATTAACGGTTCTCTGATTCGCACGGTGACGGGGATCACGGGCAACTCGTATTTCTATTCGGCCGCGCAACGGCTCGCCGACGATGCGAACCTCACGCATGCGGTCACGCTCACGATCATGCCGGTACACGGCGGGATTTCCGGGACTTCGCGGAGCCTCACGTTCGTGATGAGCGGCGTCTCGACCGGCGGACCTCCAGAGGCACCTCCGGGCTGGACTCCGCCGGCGCCGGATCCTCCAGGGACGACGGGAACGAAGCGGCCGACGGCGATCGGGCCAGGCGGCGCGGATCCGGGGACGATCGGCGGGCAAACGGCGGGCAACGCGCACACTCTCGGAAATGTGATCGATAGCGACACGGACAGCTACACGGAATTCTACTGCCCAGGAACGGGGCAGACGGCCGCGGTGTCTTTCGTGGCGAGCGAACCTCCGAACGGGCCGACGACCGCGGCCTCGATCACGGCGAATATAGATCTCGAAATCGTCGAGAATGACGCAAACGGAGCGAACTACGCGGGGCTCGTGATGGGCGATGTCCCCGCGATTTTCTGCTCCGTGGGCTTCACGTTTCTGCGGTGGCCGCTCCTGAGCGTCGCGATCGGCGGCGGGCCAGTCGCGCGCCAGGTCTACTCCGTTTCGATCCCGGTCGATCAATCGCTCGGGCTTTTGCGCATGCAATTTTTCTACGGGCAACAGGTGATGAGCGATTCGACGAGCGGCGGCGTCAAGGTCCGAGTGCACGATGTGAATTTCGTCATAACGTGACGACTTCTTAGAGGGTGTCGAGTCATGGGGGAAAAGAAGATGAACGGAAGGATAGAGGAACTTGATACGCCAGAGGAACGGCTGGCGGCGGTCGCGCGGTCGCTTGCGATTCAGATGGAGAAATTGAACCGCACCCCGGACTACGCGGACTACCGCGACGCACTCCGGCCGTTCATCCTACGTGAACTTTTATTAACGCGCATCGATGAGGCGAGGAAGGGTTGCGGCCGCGGTTTGACCGGGCGCATCCAGGAGCTCGACGTGGAGTTGAAGAAACTCACGAAGATGCTCCCGGACCGCTATCGCTTGTAAAGGGGGAAGACGATGCAGGATCCGACGGTGATGTGGTTTATCTTTTCCGATCTCCTGGCGATCGCGTTCGGCGCCGGCGGCGCGCTTTTTCTGTTGAAACAAGCGCGGAAAGACGTCAACGGTCTGGGGAAGAAAGTCCGCGACGAGCTCGCGCGCTCCGGAGTCCGGCATCAAAACATAAGTCTCGCTCTAATGCTCCTGGCCGGCGACGGACAAAAACAGGAGATCGCGGAGCTCCTAAAGGAATCCCACGAGGAGGTCGAGTAATGAATTTCCCTCTATCGCCGGAGATCATCGCGGCGATTCTCGGACCCTACGGTCCGATCGAGAACGTCCGCGCGAATTGGTTCGTCGTGGAGGCGGCGATGGATGCGCGCGAGGTCTACACGCCTCTCGGGGCGGTTGCGGCGATCGCGACGATCGGGGTCGAGACGGGGAATTTTTCGCCGGTCAAAGAACGCGGCGGTCCGACCTATCTCTCGAATCTGTACGAGAACCGCAAGGATCTCGGAAACGTGAATCCGGGCGACGGGCCAAAGTTCCGGGGACGCGGGTTTGTTCAGATCACGGGGCGATGGGACTACGAGCATTTCGGCGAGGAGCTCGGGCGGGACCTCCTCTCGAATCCCGATATCGTCCTGGATCCCGCGATCTCCGCGGATATCCTCGCATTGTTTTTCCGGGAGCGTCACATCACGGAATACGCCGACGCGCAAAACTGGGAAATGGTGCGGCGGCGCGTGAACGGCGGCCTCGCGGGATGGCCGCGTTTCATCGATGCGGTGACGAAGTTAGTTTCGGCGCTTAACAATCCGCCGGCGGCGGCGGAAATCTGATCGGAGGTCCTCATGGACACAACATCGGTTGAGAAGTCTCTCGTACAGTATCACCTGCTGCATTTCGTGATCGGCGCGGTCCTGGCGGCGATCCTGCTCGCGGTTCCGAAAGTGATCGGAGTCGTTCTGACGTGTTTTCTCGCGGCGTTGATTCTGCCGGCGATGATTCTCCCGGACTTCCCGGAGAACAAGTGGCTCGATCGAATCGCGGTAATCGTGGGCGCGATCGCGGTCGGACTTCTCTTTTTCTTCCTGAAAAAGCTGTGATGCGATGGATTGGATCCGCGATTTCGCGCACAAGATCCTCCAGATCACGCATGGGAGGACGACGGCGTTTTTCGTGATGTTCTTCGTCTCGGGAAACGTCCTCGCATTAGTGGGCAAGCTGACGCCGGCGTACATCGGCTTCATGGGCACGCTCGGGGGGCTCGTCCTCACGCATTCGATCAAGGAAGACATAATGGCCGGCCGCAACGGTCCGCAACCGGCCGGAGGTCTCAATGCTGACGTTGCGAAGTAAGATCGAGATTGGCGCGGGAATTCTCATCCTCGCGGCGCTCGGGATCATCGCGGGATCGTACGTCTCCGCGAAACGCGACGCCGCGAAACTCCAAGCGACGCTCGCGACGCAAAACACAGTGATCGCCGACGCCGGCAAGCGCGAGACAGCGCGCGACGCGGCGTTGAAGGAATCGATCGCCCAGATCGAGGAGCTCAAAAAGAAGACGACGACGCCGGCGGCGGTCATTCGCGCTCTGCCGTCGGTTCTTCCTCTCCCGGTTCCGATCACGATCCAGGCGCCGGCGCCGGGGAAACCTGGCGCGGAGGTCGATCTGACGAGTCTCCCGGCAACGCTCCCCGCGGCCGATATCAAGCCTCTGTTTGATTTCGCCGCAAACTGCCAGGAGTGCCAGAAAAAACTTGCGGCCGCGGCCGGGGACAAAGCGGACGACGCGATCAAGATCGGGGCGCTCACGAAAGAGCGCGACGACGCGGTGACGGCGTTCAAAGGCGGATCGAAATGGACGCGGATCAAGAAAGCGGCGAAGTGGGCGGCGATCGGCGCGGCAATGGGCGCCGCGGCCGTCGCGGTCGCGAAACGCTGAGGCGGTGAGAATCCTGTCTAAAGCGTCTAAATATCCCCTTGACAGTCCTCGTCTCTTCGGTTAATCTCCGGCTCGTTCGGTTTGCGTCCTATAACAGATACGGCGATTACTTAACATAACCGTAGCTGAGCAATAAATAGCGCATGGCCGGATCGGGGGAAAAAGATGCCGGCCAGCAAACCCAAAAAGTCGTCCCTGTCCAGTCGCCTACAGACATTCCGGATTAAGAAGCGGAGTTTGACCTACAGAGAACTCGCGCTATTAATTGGAGTGAGCGTGGAAACGGTCCGACGCGCTGAGCTCGGCTTTCCACTCACCCTCCGGATCTCCTCCAAAATCGAAAGTTTCCTGGTCGATGTGGAAGGGACTCGCCGTGCTGCGTAGTTCCTCTTTGTTATCCAAAAACCAACGCGCGACGCTCGCCTCGACGAGCGCGTCAATGATCTGCTCGATCGTTCCGCGCATTTCTTTTTTCAGGTTCGCGGCAAGATTCAAACGTGAGAGCTCATACTCGCCGATCACTCCGGTCGACGAATCAAGCAACAGAGTCCTTAGCGGGATTTCCAATTTTAGCCTCCATGCAGCGCGCTGCAATGATGAGAGTCCCGCGAAAAGGGCGGAAATCCAATGGAACTAACGACCGGAGAACCGACAGGACTTCCGTAACGGTACATCTTGGGGAGGACGGATGGCGCGGAAAGCAGACGATCGGCGATGGGAGTCAAAGTTCGGACGGTTCGTCCAGGAGTTCGGCGCCGGAAGACTCGCGTCCCGGTTGAACGTGACGCCGGGCGCGGTCTACCAGTGGATCAACGGGAACACGTCTCCCAGTAAAAAACGGGCGTTCGTGATCCTCCAGATCGCGTCTCGCCGCCACAAGCTATCGATGGAGGAGATTTACCGGCACTCGCGGCCGGCGTAGGTCGCGACTCACACAAAAGGGAGGAAGTCATGGATCAGGAAAAAGAACAAGTCAGTCTCTCGAATCTTTGCGGCGGCGCGATCGAGGAAGTGTTTCAACGCGAATTTGCGGCGGTCCTAGCGAACATCGCGGATATCAACACGGATCCGGAGGGGAAGCGCAAAATCACGCTGGAGTTCTCGATCAAGCCTTTCGAGGATCGCTCGGGCGGACAAGTGACGTTCGCGTGCAAATCGAAAACGGTCGCGGTCCAGGAAGTCAAGGGGACGGTGTTTTTCCAGCGGCGCGGGACAACGTTCGAGGCCTATCCCCACGATCCAAAGCAAGCGCGGCTGTTCGATCCCAAGGCGGCGGCGGCGAACGATAAAACGATGTAGGGCTCGCGTTTCAGGGTTTCACAAAATCTCAAAATGGAGGATCTCTCGATGCTTTCCGAATTCGTGACGAAAATTCTATCCCTCGGGGCTCCAAACATTCACACGGCCGGGGATCTGGAGTACAGCGACAAAAATCTGAATCTGATCTATCCGCCGGCGCCGAAGTCGGTCGAGTGCCGGACGCTCCAGGGACTCGTCGACTTGTACGCCGGCGAGCTCGACGACGCGATGTCAAAGGGCGATCTCCTGGCGCACATCACGAGCCCGACGACCGTCGAGCTCGTTTCCCGCGAGTCGGACGATTGCGGGCGCCGGCGCGTATGGGCGGAGGCGAAATATCCCGGTTGCAAGTCGTTTCCGTTCGGCGCCTGGCTCGATCCGGAATCGTTCATCATCGCGGCGCAACAGCATTTCCAACGCGTCAAGATCGAGAACGACGACGGGACGTTCGCGAAAGATCTCGACTATGTCCTCAAGTGCGCGTCCCAGATCAGCGCAGAGGCGGGGACGAGTTACGAGGACGACGGGATCACGCAAAAAGTCGCGATGCGTTCCGGCGTCACGCTCAAAACTACGGACACGCTCCGGCCGATCGTGTCGCTCGCGCCATATCGAACCTTTGCGGAGATCGATCAGGTCCTCTCGACGTTCGTCTTCCGCGCGCGCGTCCAGGGGGCTACGGTCAACCTGGCACTATTCGAGGGCGATGGCGGGCGTTGGCAACTCGCGGCCGTCGACGCGATCGCGAAGTGGCTCGAACCGAAGATCCCGAAGGTCCCGGTTATCTCCTGAGAGGTCGCGTGGAAAAGATCCGGGGCATTTTCGAGCGTCCCCGCGGGAGCGGAGTTTGGGGCGCGGACTTTCGCGACGGAAGCGGCCGGCGAGTTCGCGAGCTCGCCGGCTCGAAACCGGCGGCGATCCGTCTCCGCCGGACGCGCGAGGATGAGGTCAAACGAGGGGAGTACGTCCCGCGGTGCTCCTGGACGTTCGCGCGGCTCGCGCGGGAGGCGATGGCCGAAAAAAGCCTGCGCGCGCGGCCGGCGACGGTCGAATCGAACCGGCTCCGCCTGGACAAATTGCTCCCGCGGATCGGACATTCACGCGTCGCGCGACTCACGCCGGCGCGGATCGAGGAGCTCCTCGGGGAATTGAAACGCGGCCGCGTCCTCTCGAATTCCACGGTCAACCTTTACCGATCGCTGCTATCGAGCATTTTCTCGCACGGCGTGAAGCTAGGTCTGATCCCCGCGAATCCGATCGAAAAAGTCGAAAAGTATCCGGAGAATCCTCCGCGCACGCGCTATTTGAGCGACGAAGAAGAGGCGCGTCTCCGAAAAGAGTTCGTCCAGGATTCCCACGAGTGGGAGTTTCACCTCGCGCTATACGCGGGAATGCGGCGCGGGGAACAGTTTTTTTTGAGGTGGGCGGACGTGGATCTGGAAATCAATCGCGCGATCGCTGTCGGAAAAACAGGGCCGCGGACCGTGGAGATCAATTCCGAGGCGCGCCTGGCGCTCCTGGAACTCCAGAAGATCTCCGGGGCGCGTGACTTCGTCTGTCCGGATAATGACGGGTCCGCGGAGCGGGACTGGCGGCGTTGGTTTGAGGTCGCGGTCAAAGCGGCGGGGATCCAAAAATTCCACTATCACGACGTTCGACACACGTTCGCGTCGCGCGCGCTGAAAAAAGGCGCGACCATCCGGGAGGTACAGGAACTCCTCGGGCACAAAACCCTGAAAATGACGGAGCGATACCTGCATATCTCGCCATCGCACCTCACGGCCGCGGCGGAAAAAATGGTGGAAGCGAAGAAGTGACGGCGTATTACAACGAAAACGACTCTTTCGCGGCGGCATGGTTGAGGGCGCTGATTGCGGACAAGGTGATCGCAGATGGGGAAGTCGACGAACGATCAATCGAAGAAGTCCAGCCCGAAGATCTCCGAGGCTTCACGCAATGCCATTTCTTCGCCGGCATCGGAGTGTGGAGTCACGCTTTGCGCCTCGCCGGATGGCCCGATGATCGGCCTGTTTGGACAGGCAGTTGTCCTTGCCCCAGTTTCTCAGCGGCCGGACAAGGGAAAGGCTTTGATGACCCTCGTCACCTCTGGCCTGCTTGGGCGCGACTCATCTACGAGTGCAAGCCTCCAACGATCTTTGGAGAACAGGTTGATGACGCGATTGGCCACGGGTGGCTCGACGTTGTTCAAACTGACTTGGAGAGGGCGGACTACGCCGTTGGGAAGGCGGTATTTGGAGCATGCAGTGTCGGTGCCCCGCAAATCTCAAGCCGACTTTACTTCGTGGCCGAGGCCGCAAGCTCACGACGACAAGAAACGCGGGAACACGGAAGCGGACAATCACTCGTTTCCCCACGACCTGAGCAATGCGGCGGAGTTGGCGTCTTGGCCGAGGCCGAGCGCGAACGAATACGAGCAAAAGGATCAGGAGGCGCTGAATCGCAGGCATCAGGAGTGCAAGGACCGGACGGGAAACGGGAACGGCTTCGGAATGACATTGGGGAATGTATCGAGACTCGCAGCATGGCCGCGTCCGATGGCAGGCAGTCCGGCGACGGAGACTTACAACGAAGCGGGCAACACGGACTCTTCGCGCAAGACGGTGGAATTGGTGGGGTGGGCGCGTCCGAGCGACAGGGACCACAAAGGCGGCTACCACGAAGGGAGAACCAGGTCGCCGGAAATGGAGAAAGCGGGCAGGACTTTGGATGTGCAGGCGCAGTTAGCGGCTTCTGGGCCGACGCCGAATGGCTCTACTGCACAGACGGAAAATATCGGCCAGTTGAACCCGGCACATTTCCGCTGGCTCATGGGATTGCCAACCGCGTGGGACTCTTGCGGGGCTATGGTAACGCGATTGTCGCGCCGCAAGCGCAAGCGTTCATAGAGGCGGCGATGGAGGTGATCTCCATCGGCGGTAAAACGCGGTAAAGGGCGGGGGCTCCGCATGGCACAGGTTGTCACAAGCCGATTTTAGGTTTTTCGGAGGGGCGGGACGTGATGGAACTAGAGGAGATAGCGACCCACGGTAGGGCTCCACGGTTGTATGACAACCGTGGTTTTTCGCAGTTTGCCGGTAAAACACGGGTTTCCGGCGGTAGCGCCGGCCAATTTTCCCGCTGGCCGATGGCGCGCTGGCCGGTCCTCCAGGAGATCGGCTCTCCTGGAGGTCCTGGACGCCGTCGTCGAGGCAATAGGACGGCGTCCGGGGATGTTTGCGGAGGAAACGAATGAAAGCGATCTCACCGGTCGTTCCGGGCCTCGTGAGTCGGGAGATCGTCCTGGCGAAAGATCGGCCTCCATACCTCCCCTTGCCGGCGGTCCCGGATCCGGTCTGGAAAGTCGGCGAGTACGTGCGTTTCGCGCGTATTCCCCCCGGCGGGCCGGTCTATCGAGTGGAGGCGACCGGCGCCGGCGGAATGATCGAGATCGAGGGGATGAGCGGGGAGTTTGCGCCCTCGATCTTTGTCGCGGCCGAAGAGATCCGCGGGGGCGCGTGATGCCGACGATCGAGATCGCGATCGGCGAAACGGAACTCCGCCGGCTTATCGATGGCGAAAGGATTCTCTTTCTCCCGTCGCCGCGGATCTCCATGAGCGTCGAGGTCGTACTCGCGGAGATCACTCACGAGCGGATCCAAGACATTCTCCGCCAGGCGCGCAACGCGCGCGCTCTCGCGGACGCGAAAGCGGCGGAGCAACGGCTCGCGGGAAAGTAGCAAAAAGGCGCGAAAAAACTCGAGTTTTTCGTGCGGAGTGAGGGAACATGCTGCAAGCGATTATCGAAGAGGGCGATCGCGATTTTTGTCCGCGTCACGACGGCCAGAAAGAGACGCCGCGGACCGAGGCTTGACAAATGGAGGGCGGGAAATGCCGAACGTAATCGTCGAGGTGAGTCACGAGATCGCGCGCGTCCGAAACCTGCTCGCGCGATTCGATAGCGCGACGCACGATCGCGCGCAACGAACGATCGCTGCGGCAGAGTACGCGTTGGCGATGAATCATTTCGAGTTACTGCGCGAGGCGATCGAAGATCTCAAGGAATTCACGATCGCGGATCCGTCGGCGCCGGCGCCAGAGGGCGAAAAATGAGCGGACGGATCATCGCGCCAGGCGCGCCGGGGAAGTGTCGCGTGTGCGGTTGCTCGCAATTGAAACCGTGTCTCCTCCAAATCGCGCCAGGCGAACCGCTCATCGCGTGCGCGTGGATCGATTTCGATCATACGCTCTGCTCAAATTTCCGTTGTATCGGGACGATTCCACTCGACGAGCTCCTGGAGCTCGCGATCCTTCGGCCGGCCGCATGAAACGAGAATTTTCCTTCCCCTGGCGATTCGAGCGATCGCGCTATAGCGATCTGTACTTAATGAGCCAAGTCACGGAAGCGCGCGTCCAGGCGGATATCCTGGAGCTCCTCAAGTCATACAACGTCGATGCGGTCGCGATCGACGCCGGCGGGCGCCGGCAACGCGGCCGGATGATGGGCGCCGCGAAAAAGGCGGGTATCGATCTGGCCGGTATTTCCAACGTAAAGACGTGGTACTCGATTCCGGCCGGCTTCGCGGATCTAGAGGCGACGCTCGCGCCGGCGGGCCGGGCGCTCTATATCGAAGTGAAAGCGCCGATGTGGATCGACGGCCAAAAACGGACGATCCGGTTCGAGGGAAAAGCCTCGAACGCGCAACTCGATTTCCTCCGCGAGAAAGCGCGACGCGGCGCACTCGTGATGATCGCTTGGAGCGTTCTCGACGTGGAGGCGTATCTAAACGGCGAGCTCCGGATCAATTGGCGGGCGCTCCAATGAAACACGGCTCGCGGTATGTTCCGATTTCACCGGCGCGCGAAGCGATGAGGAAAGCGATCGGGGCGGCGAGTTATCTCCACGACTTTCTCGTCGCGCGGCAAACGGACGCCGACGGCCGGGTGTTCTACGGTCGCGCGATCACGTATCGATGGATCCTCGCGAACTGGGGAGGGGATCCGCCGGCGATCCGTTCGCTGAGGCGTTATATCTCGCGGTTGAAACGCGCCGGGCTCCTGGAGGTCCGGATCGTCGGCGAGCATCACGGGATGCAGATCCGCCTCGTCGGTTCGGTCAAATGGCCGGAGGAGATCCCGCCTCCGGCGGTCCAGTTGAGTCTCTTCGCGCCGGCGCCGATCCCGATCCGCCAGCCGGCGACCGTTGGAAAAGATGTTGAAAAGGTGTCGGAAACCGGAGGAAATCGTGAGGACGGCGAAAAGGCACGCGGCCAGAAATGGCCGTCTGCATAGGAGGCACGCGGCCAGAAATGGCCTACAAAAGCATTAAGAAACAAGAAAGAGAAAAGATCTTGCCGGCGCGGTCGCGCGATCAGTCTGTAGGATCTGTGGAAAAAGGCTCCTGTTGAGAAAGGAAAAAACCGTGTCTAACGAAACACAGTCGCGGTTGAATTTCCAGATCGAAGACCGGAAAAAAGGCCGGAGGACGGATCTCTGGCGCGTGTGGAGTCTCCAGGAAGCGATCTATCTGGGCGAGGTCTCGTGGTTTGCACACTGGCGCCGGTACACGTTTCGGCCGGTCGCGGACACAGTTTTCGACGCCGGTTGCCTCCGGGAGGTCGCGATATTTTGCGATTTCGAGACGCGGCGACACGTCGTCGGCCGGCGATCGGTCGGTGACTAGAGGCGAAAATGTTCGACGATCCGATCAGCAACCGATTGCGAGAGGCGCAGTGGATCGAAGAGGTCCGACGCGCCAGGCTGCGCGCGATCAAAGATATTCACGGCGCGATGACCTATGCCGGGGACTTCGGAGTTCGTCTGAGCGATTTTAAAAACGTGTACGCGATCAGGAGGGATCTATGGGAAGAAAAACCGGGATCGAATGGACAGATTCAACCTGGAATCCGGTCCGCGGTTGCTCCCGCGTTTCCGAAGGCTGCACGCGATGCTACGCCGAAAGCGTCGCCGCGCGTTTCTCCGGGCCAGGTCAGCCGTATGAAGGACTCGCGAAATTCGTCATTGTGCCGGACGAAACAGGCGTCGGCGTCCCGCAAGCGCGCTGGACGAACGAGCTCCGGTTCATCGAAAAACACCTCGACGATCCGATTCACTGGCAAAAACCCTCGAGGATCTTCGTCAATTCGATGAGCGATCTCTTCCATCCCGCCGTGACGTTTGAGTGGCTCGCGAAAATTTTCGATGTGATGGCGCGCGCGCCGCAACATACTTACCAGATCCTCACGAAACGACCGCAACGTATGCTCGATACGCTCGTATGCGGCGGAGATCCGGATGTCGCGAGATCATTCGAGGCGACGTACTCGCAATCGTGGCCTCCAAAAAATTGGTGGTTTGGCGTGAGCGTCGAGGATCAGAAAACCGCCAACGAACGCATTCCAATTCTCGGGAAATGTCCGGCGAAAACGAAATTCGTGAGTTACGAGCCGGCGCTTGGGCCGGTCGATCTGGCGGTCGCGTGCGTCGATCCCGTGACGCTCGCGGAGATCGACTGGATTATCGCCGGCGGCGAATCTGGATCGCACGCGCGGCCATCGCATCCTCAGTGGTTTCGAGACGTTCGCGATCTGTGCGACGGACTCGGGACGCCGTTTTATTTCAAACAGTGGGGAGAATGGGCGCCAGTTGGAAGCGCGGCCGACAATCTCGCCAAAGGCGAGCAATTACCAAGTCGCGGATACGCATGGGCGGAGAATCCTCCAGGCAAACCGAACGCGATGGTCCGCATCGGGAAAAGGCGCGCCGGCGCGCTCCTGGACGGGATCGCCTGGCTGGAATTTCCGCGATGATCTGGACGATCGAGCTCGCGGGATCTCCGCCATGCTGGATACGTCGGCCGGCCGACGAATCATTTCCCGGCAACGGCACAGAGGTCCGCGTGACGTTCCAATGGAAAGAGGCGCACAAATTTACCTGTCGGGAGGATGCCAATCACGAGATCCTCCGATTAAGTCTCCCCGGTTCGTGGAGCGCAGTTCGGTTCAACTCAGAAAGGAAGGGGATCCAATGAAAGTTTCCGCACGCGTCGACGTTGAAGGGGTCGTCCAATTAACCGCCGCCGTTCTCCGGCAATTGCCCTACGCGACGAACAACGCACTCACGCGCACGGCGAAGGAAGCGGTCGACGCCGGTCAAAAAGAAGTCGCCGCGGATCTGCAGATCCGCAAACGTTTCATTTTGCAGCGGATCAAGATCCTCCAGTATTCGACGGTGAACAATTTGACGGCGATCGTCGGCGTGGATCAGAAAGTCCTCGGATCTCCCCTGATCTTGGGATTCCTGGAAACGGGCGGGGAAAAAGTGCCGACGAAGGGCCAGGAACTAGCGATTCCATTGACGGGCGAAGCGCCGCGGCCGACTTTTCCGCAACCGGTGAAACCGTCGCTCGCCTATCCCGCTCTACAATTCCAGAATCGCCGCGGGCGCCAACGAACGTTCATCATCCCGGGCGTCGGAATTTTTCAACGCGTCCAGTCCTATGCCGGCCGCGTTTTGCGTGGTTTGGGGCGAACCGGTGAGGGACTCGATAACACGGTCCTGATCTATTCCTTCCAACCGTCCGCGAAACTCCCGCCACACATGCAACTCCGGAAAGCGATGATCGCGGTTATCGGCGCCCGTTTTTCGCCGATCTTCACGGAGGAGTTTACAAAGGAAATTCTCAACAGAGCACGGCGATGAGCGAATTTTTCCATTTTACAGATGCTCGCGGGGCGCGAGCGATCGGGCGGTATGGATTGGTGATTCCCCGCTATTCGATCGCGATCGACGCGAAAGTTTCGTGGTTTACGGACGATATCACGTTAGATCGCGAGGCGCTTGGCCTCACGATGCGATTTATCGCTAACGATCGAATGGAATTCCTGTATCGCGTGATCGATGCGACAACGATCGAACCGTTTCTCGTATGGGCGAAGCGAGTCGGGAATCCTTTCGTCGGCCGACTGATCGATGATCGCAAGCGTCCGGAGCATTGGTTTGTTAGTTCATTCGCCGTGCCAGTTCGACAAGTTCGTGCGTATGTGCCAAGCGATGCCGGCGCCGCGGTTGGATCGGATCGGAGTTGACGATGGAGAACGATTGCAAATCGTTCGAGCAGTACAAAGCTAAATTTTTCGAGAGCCAACGCATCACGGGTTACGGTCTCGAAGTGACGATGCACATTCCCTGTCCGTTCTGTGCACATCCCGACTTCCTCATTCACAAGATCTTAGACACGGAGGCGGCGTATCGCGCCGGCGCAACGTGTAAGAACTGCGCGCGCGGCGCGCGCGGGATCTTCCGTCACACAGAGCAAGGCGGCGTGTGCGCGGAGTTCGTCCAGACGGCCGGCGAAGATCCGCCGGCGTGGACTCCGTACCGCATGCGGCGGGCCCCGCGATGACGTATGGCCTTATAGGGCCATGTTCCCCCGGCCGGCCGGATCCCCGGCCACGGGCGCCAGGATCCCGGGCCGTGTGTCCTCGGAGGGTGGCTTAAACCTCTCAAACGCAAGGGTCCTACCGCGGGGGGCGCCGCTCGCGGGTGACGGCGAGTGCGAGAGGGGACCAACGACCGAAAAAAATTGTCAGACTTCGTTTTGTTTTGCGTTTTTTCAGCGAAATGTCGAGAAAGAAACCGAAAGAGCAATCCGCGCGCATCCTCGGGATCAAGGCGATCGCCGTCGTTCTGAATCTCACGCCGACGCGCGTCCAGCAACTCGCGAACGAGGGGCTCCCGAAAAAAAAACGGGGAAAGTACGATCAGGACGAGTGCGTCGGCTGGTACATTCGCTATCTTCAAACACTCGTCGAGAGACGGGCGATCGTCGACGAGGGCGGGAAGATCTTCGCAAGCGAACGAGAGGAGCGGCTCCGGCTCCTCCGCGCGGACGCGGATCTCCGCGAGATCGAGCTCGCACGCGAGCGGAGCGAACTCGTATCGATCGAGGAGGTCGAGCGCGAAATGGCGGATCTCATCCTCACAACTAAGGCGCGCGTAATGGCGGTCGCGCCGCGGCTCGCGCCGGAGCTCGTGGGCGAAACCTCGCGGGTGATGGTGCACGCCAAGATCGAGAAAGCACTAAAGGACGCGCTCCTCAACCTGGCGCAAAGAGAAGTCCGCGCGCGGGAGGGAGACGAATAGCATGCTCGCAACTCACGAATCCGCGATCGTCAATTTCCAGACGATGCTCGATCGCTCGCGGCGACTCTATGAACCTCCGCCGGATCTCTCCGTCTCGGAGTGGGCGATCCGAAACCGTGTGCTCCCGAAAGGGACGACCTCGCGTCCCGGTCCGTTTAAACCGGAAAAATTCCAGATCGAGATGATGGATTGCATTTTGAATCCGCTCGTGCACGAGGTCGTCGTCCAGAAATCGACGCAGATCGGATACTCGGACGCGGTCCTAAACAACGTGTGCGGTTACTTCATAGACGCCGATCCTAAACCGATCATGTTCGTTCAACCGACGATCGATAACGCGAAGGACTACGGGAAGAAACGGATCACGCCGATGATCGAGGCGTGTCCGGCGCTCCGCGCGAAGATCAAAGCGCCAACGTCGCGCCGCGCGGGAAACACGCTCGCGCTCAAAGAATTCCCCGGGGGATTCCTAAAACTCACGGGAGCGAACTCTGGCGCGGGCCTCCGGAGCGATCCTGTCCCGATCGTACTTTTTGACGAAATAGACGGATACCCTATTGACGTAGATGGTGAGGGAGATCCCGTCTCGATCGGGACACGCCGGACGGACTCGTTCGCCGATCACAAGATCGTCCGCGGCTCAACGCCGGCGAAACCCAAAGGGATCTCCCCGATCGAGCGCGATTTCCTCCGCTCCGATATGCGGCGTTTTTATGTGCCTTGCCCGTTCTGCGGTTTCGATCAGGTCCTTTGGTGGAGGGATCCCGCGACGAAGGTCTATCGACTTTTCTACTCCGTGAACGCGGACGGCCAGGTCGACGCCGCGAGCGTCGCGTTTCTCTGTGCCGGCTGTCAGAAAAAGATCCCGGAGCGGTACAAACAGCAAATGTTAAACACCGGCGCGTGGGTCGCGGAATTCCCCGATCGGCCGATCGTGGGGTTTCACCTAAACGCGCTCTATTCTCCCTGGCGCGAGAACTGGCCGGCGCTCGCTCAGGAATGGCACGAAGCGAACAAAGAAAACAATCCCGAGAAGCTAAAGGCGTTTATCAATCTCCGCCTCGGGGAAACGTGGGAGGAGCAAGGCGACGCGATCGAGACGAGCGCGTTAAAGGGACGTTTGGAGGAGTATCACTCCGAGGTCCCCGACGGCGTCGGCGTGTTGACGGCCGCGGTCGACGTACAGGGCGATCGCCTGGAGTGCGTCGTCAAGGGATGGGGAAACAAAGAGGAGTCCTGGCTCGTCGCGTATCAGCAACTATTCGGCGATCCCGGCCAGGAGCAAGTCTGGAACGAGCTCGACTCGTTTCTCCTCTCGACGTGGGATCACCCCTCGGGCCAGAAAGTAAAAATCGCTTGCACCATGATCGACTCCGGAGTTCACGCCGACGAGGTCTATCGATTCGTCCAGGTGCGCCAGGCGCGGCGGATCTTCGCGCTCAAGGGATCCTCGGAATCGGGAAAAGAGATCCTCGGGAAATTCACGACAAACAATAAATATAGGGTGAAACTCTGGATCGTCGGAACGGACACGGCGAAGGATCGCATTTTCGCGCGGCTCAAGATCCCGGCGCCAGGTCCCGGATATATGCACCTCCCCGACTTCCTGGAGGACGAGTACCTCGCGCAACTCACGGCGGAGAAAGCGGTGAGGAGGTATCGCCGCGGAAAGGGGACGGTCCGCGAGTACATAAAGACGCGGGCCAGGAACGAGGCGCTCGATCTGGAGGTCTATGCGCTCGCGGCGCTCTATGTTCTGGGCCAGGGCACGCTCCGGCGCCTCGGGGAGCTCGCCGCGGGGCTCCGGCTCCCGCCGACGAAAGGGCCGGCCGGGGGATCCCCGGGCGGAACGGGAGGCACCTCTGGGGGATCCGGACGGGCCGGCGGGGGCTCGTCGTGGGTCCAGGGATGGTGATTAGGTGCATTTTTTGACGGCCGCAAGATACTGCTCGATCGCTTCCCGGACGAGGAAACCAATCGATCGTTTCATTTTTCGTCCGAGGCGCTCGATCGCGATCTTTTGGGAGTTATCGATCAACGCAAAAACGGCGGTCCGTTTTTGGGGTGTTCTCTTTGTGTTCGCCATAAGGTCTTTATACCTCTTTCGACCGGCTCCGGTCAATGGGGGACGGTCTAAACTGCTAGGACTAAGGTACTATGGACGCGACCTAAAGAAAGCTAAATACTCTCTTTAGTAGTGAAAGACTGGAGGGCAAAATGGAAAGGATCTGCGGTTGGTGCAAAAAGAGCATCGGACACACTTGTCCACTCTGCCAATCGAAAAACGTCACGATCGGAAAAGCCGGCCAGTTCGGTCTCGCGGAATGTGGCGATTGCGGCTATCTCTTCCCGGTTGGCGAGAATGGCATCACGCACGGGATCTGTGACGAGTGTCGCGCGAAAGTGAAAGCGGAGCACGCGAGTTTTGTTCTACTCCGGGAATCGGCGGCGTGACGTGAGCGATCAAAGTTTCGGGATGCTCGTTTTTCTCTTTGCGTTTTGCGTTCTCGTTTACTACATCCGGGAGATCTGGCGGGCCTGGATCTCCCCGGAGATGAAACGCGACCTCGCGCAACTCCGCGAACAGCGGAAACGCCGGCGCGCGGCGAGGAGGAAGGGATGAGCTCCTCATTCGAGCATACGATCGTGCGACTCGCGGCGGAATCCGAGGAGTCGCTCAACCGGGAACATGGCGGCGGTCCTGGACAGGTCCCGGCGTGGAGGTCGCGATGCTCCGGGAGCACGCGAGCGAAAGTCTGTGCGAGCCGGATCAAGTGGGCGTGCGGTTGGCGTTACGTCACGGGCGCGGCGGGCCGCGTTTCGTGGGCGCAACGAAACTATTGCGACGAACACGCGCGAAAGTTTTGCAAGGTGCATCGTCTCGCGATCCCCGAGGAGCTCCAGGCGCCGGCGGAGGTGAAACAATGAAGTCCTTCGCGGTCGAGGCGTATTTCCCGGAGATCAAACCGGCGCATTGCGCATTTCAGTTCGTCGTCGTCCGGGCGAGTGGAATGAGCGTCGCGGCGCGTGTTGCGATCGAAGAGGTTCGGCGGCGTCCTGAGATGCGCGGAAAGCACGTCACGATCGCCAAGTTGACGATCTCGGAGGTCCGCGGTGTTGCTTCTAGGGAACAGTAGTACCGAAGTAATCTTGCGGTTTGGAGTGGGCGCTCTAAAATTTAGTCAGGAGGCTTCCATGCAACGAATTCTATCCATCGTTGGCGTAATCGGTCTTTTGGGTTTCGCGGGCGCGGTCAAGGGACAAGAGAGAATCACGGTCCCCGAAGGGACGCAGATCATGGGGCGTCTGGCGATCCAATTGGACAGCGGTCAAGCGCGGATTGGCGATCAGGTGACTATGGACGTGCTGGAGGATCTGAAAATTCAGAACGCCGTCGCGGTCCCGCACGGCGCGATCATCATGGGTCATGTCACCGAAGCGAAAGGCGCGCGGAAGATGGGACGCGGCGGAAAATTGGAAATTACGTTCGAGACCGTCACGGCGGCCGACGGGACGAAAATCCCGATCTCCGGGGAACGATCCGAAAAAGGCAAGGGCGGATACGGCGGCGGGTCGCTGGTAGCGGCGGGCGCGGCGGGTCTGTTCTTTCCCCCGGCGGGCGCTCTGCTTCTCCTCAAACATGGTCACGCCTCAGTCATTCCAGTCGGGACTCTGCTCCCGGTCCGTGTCACCAAAGAGACGATCATCGCGGCAACGCGGCCGGTCGAAATCCAGGCCCCGGTCCCTGCTCAACCCGTTCCATTGGTTTCTCCCATGCCAGCGCAACGATTGACGGATACGACGGCGAGCGACGTTGCTCATGAATCCGTCGCGGACGCGGCGCGGCGTCTTAGGGCGGAAAAAGCGGCGCGGGCGGCGCAGGCGAAACCTTGAACCCTTGAGTCGCATGAGATAATAGAGCAGCATCCCTCCGGTCTCCCCGACGACCGCACACGCCTCCCGGCCGACTTCCCGGGAGGCGTCCTCTTGTCGGACTTAGCAATATAGAAACTCTATAGTTTGTGATCCACGGCGATCCCTGTACGTTCGCCTTAGTGCCTCCGATCATCCCGACAACGGTCCCGACGCATTTCCCCGCGGGGACGACTGTCAAATTTTCCAGGAACCTCGACGACTATCAACCGGCGGACGGTTGGATGTACACGATCTATCTCAACGGGCTCACGCAAAAATTCAACAAAGCGGCGACGGTCGACGACGAGGGCGTTTTCCAGATCGTTTTCGATCCGGCGGACACGGCGAGCCTCGTCCCCGGTCCGTTCCGATACGCGGAACGAGTCTCGAACTCGACGACGGGCGAAACTTACGATCTCACGGGCGACGAGCTGGTGATCGTGATCGAACCGAACGTCGCGTCGGCCGCGGCCGGCGTTTTCAATACGTGGGAGGAAAGAACTCTCGCGATCGTCGAGGGGGCGATCTCCGGCCGGCTTTCGGCGGACCTCCAGGCGTATCAGATCGCGGGGAGATCGATCTCCAAGATCCCGATCGCGGAGCTCCGCACGATCCGCGGCGAACTCCGCGCGGCCGTGTGGCGCCAGAACAATCCAGGGCAACTCGGGATCCCGTTTAAAGTCGGATTCCCGCCAGAACGAGAAAACGAAGCACTCCCGCCGACTTGGGTCGACGTGACGGGGCTCGACCGATGAGGGCTCCCTCCTGGATCCGGCGCGTCGCGAATTTTCTCTCCGGGAAGCGGGCGCTCACCGTTTTCAGTGGCGCGCAAGGCGGACGTTTGACGCTCGATTGGTTCGCCTCGATCCTCTCCGCCGATCAGGAAATAAAAGGAAACATGCGGATCTTGCGCGCACGCGCGCGAGAACTGTCCCGAAACAATCCCGTCGCAAAATCCTTCCTCAAGATCCTGATCGGGAACGTCCTCGGGGAGCGCGGGATCGGTTATCAGGCGCAAGTCCGGAACAGCGACGGACAGTTGAATCAGGCGTTCAACTCAAAAATCGAGGCGGCGTGGGCGGACTGGGGGAAAAAAGGGAATTGCACGGTCGACGGAAAACTCTCCTGGCGCGCACTCACGAGCCTGATCCTCAAAAACATCGCGGTCGACGGCGAGGTGATCGTTCGCCAGGTCCGCGGATTCCAGAACAAATACCGGTTTGCGGTCCAGTTGATCGACGCCGATCAACTCGATCACTTGTTCTCGCGAGCTCCCTCGCCTGGCTCGAACGAGATCCGCATGGGCGTCGAGGTCGACGAGTGGGGTCGTCCAGTCGCCTATCACATAAACGAGAAACATCCGTCCGATCTGGGCGGATCGCTCCTCCGGACGAGGATCCCCGCCGATCAGATCCTCCACCTCTACGATCCCGATCGCGTGAATCAGACGCGCGGAGTGACGTGGTTTCATCCGTGCATGATCGAGTTACGCATGCTCGGAGGATACGTCGAGGCGGAGCTCGTGGCGGCGCGCACGGGCGCGGCGAAAATGGGTTTTCTCAAATCGACCGATGCCGCGGCGTTCGTCGATCCGAACGTGGACGCGGCCGCGGCCGGGCACTACAAGATCGACGCGCAACCTGGCGTGATCGAACAACTCCCGCCGGGCCTCGATTTCCAGCAATGGAATCCCGATCACCCCGCGAACGCTTTTCCGATGTTTATAAAAGCGATGTTGCGTTTCGTCGCTTCGTCTCTGGGCGTTTCCTATAACGCGCTCGCCTCCGATCTTGAGGGCGTGAATTACTCCTCGATGCGGTCCGGGATGCTCATCGAGCGCGATCAGTGGAAGATGCTCCAATCGCTGCTAAAAGAGGAGCTCCACCAACCGATTTTCGAGTCCTGGATTTCGCTCGCGCTCCTGGCCGGCGCGCTCGTCCTGGACTCCCGGGATCCCGCGCGATTCCTGGCCGGCAAGTGGGAGCCTCGCGGTTGGATGTGGGTCGATCCGTTGAAGGACGTGCAATCGGCGATCCTCGGGATCGGCGCCGGGCTCACCTCGCGCGACGCCGTGATCGCGGAGCAAGGCGGCGACGTGGCCGCGGTGTTCGAGCAATTGAAAGAGGAAAAAGACCTCGCCGAAAAGTACGGTCTCGAATTGACGATCGAAGCGAAGGCGCCGGTTGTGAACAAAGGTCCGAAGGAAACCGTCACGGAAGAGGACGAGCCGGGCGGCGATGGAACGGGCGACGACGGGAAAAAGTTTGCGGCCGCGGCGGGGCATCGTGGCCTGATCGAATTGGGGAGGACGAAATGACAGTCGAGCTAAGAAAGCGCGAACCGATCGGCGATTCGCTCCCGATGCTTTTTAGGGATTTCGAGGTCCTGGAGATGATCTCGATCCCGAAACGCGAAAAGAAAGTCCTCACTCCCGAGGAAGTCGTCGCGCGCGCGGCGCGCCGCGAACGCGTGAAAGTCGCCAGGGCCGCGGGCAAGGAACCGGATCCCGCGGACGCGAACGAGGAAGACGACGACGCGGAAGCGGAGGAAAGTTCCCAGGATACCGGGAATCAGTCCGAAGAGTCGCAAGGGAAACGCGATGAGGACCGATTCAACATTTCGATCTCGTCCGAATTTCCGGTCGAACGTTGGTTTGGGACGGAGATCCTCGATCACTCCCCGGAGGCGATCGATCTCTCGCGCGCGAAAAAGGGTCTCAGTTTTCTCGACTCTCACGACTACAAATCGATCGTCGGCATCGTCGAAAAGGTGAAAGTCGGCGACGACAAAAAACTGCGCGGCGTGTTGCGGTTCTCGCGGAGCGCGCCGGCGCAACAGGTCAAGACGGATATCCAGGACAAGATCCGGCGTTTTATTTCCGTCGGATATCAGGTCCGCGAGTATGTCCTCGAAAAGTCCTCGAAGGAAGAGGGCGACACCTATCGCGCGACGAAATGGGCGCCGATGGAGGCGAGTTCCGTGGGAGTTCCGGCGGATCCGACGGTCGGTCACGAGCGCGCGGCCGAAGGCGAGAGGCGTTTTCCAGTTTTGGTACGTGCTGTCAATCAACCGGCTGAAAGGCCGAATTCTAAGGAGGGCAACGTGGACCCAGTAATCACTCTGCAAGAATCCCGTTCGGCCGCGGCTGAGATCGTTCGGCTTGGCAAAGTACACGGGATCGATCAGGAAAAAGTCGCGCAAGCGGTCGCCGACGGAAAGACTGTCGACGCTTTCTCGCGCGAAGTTTTGACGGAACTCGAGAAGCGCGGCGCGGCTCCGCTCCCGCAACCGGGCGCGGAACGGCTCGACCTCACCGACAAAGAGCAGAAAGAGTACAACCTGGCGCGCGGGATCATGGCCGCGGTCACGAACATCGAACGCGCGAGCGGCGGAAGCGCCGGCAAGCGCGAGAACACTTTCGAGATGGAAATCTCGGAGCAGATCGAGAAAACGTGGAAAGCGGAACGTCACGGCGGATTGTTCGTTCCGTGGAGTCTCCGTCACGCCTGGACGCCGGAGCTCCAAACGAAGTACGGCGATGCGGTTTCCAAGCGCGCCGGCGGCGGCGCCGGAGTCGCACTCGCGGCCGGCACCTCGACGGGCGGCGCGGAGCTCGTCTTCGTGGAACCGGGTGAGTTTATCCAATTCCTTTACAATCGGATGCGCGTCAGGGAATTGGGAGCTCGCACGATCGCCGGTCTCCGCGATAACGTCTCTTTCCCGAAGCAAACGGGAAAGGCGACGGGCTCGTGGGTCGGGGAGAATCCGGGACAGGATGTGGGCGACTCCGCGGTCACACTGGGAGCGATTCCCAGTTCGCCGAAGACTTACCAGTCCTCGTCCAGCTATTCGCGCCAATTGCTCGCGCAAGCGGTGATCGATGTCGACACCCTCGTGCGCGAGGATCTCGGGCGCGATATGGCGTTGGCGGTCGATTCCGTCGCGATCGTGGGCGGCGGATCGAATCAGCCGACGGGAATCGTCCCGACTTCCGGCGTGCAATCCTACGAGACGATCGCAGGCGTCGCGGGCGGTCACAATGGCGGCATCCTCTCGTGGGACGACATCATCATCATGTCCGAGAAACTGGAAGACGCGAACGCGGATCAATTGGGCGATGGGGGATGGCTCACCACGCCGGGGATCAAGTCCTCACTCAAGCGCACGGCGCGTTTGGGGAACGTGATCGGTCTCCCGATCTGGGCGGACGACAACACGGTCGACGGATTCCGGGCGCGCTCCTCGAATCAGGTCGCGAAAAACAACGTCCAAGGAACGAGCGGCGCGAACTGCCATACGCTCATCCGGGGCGTTTTCGAGACGATGATAATCGCGATGTGGGGATCGGGATTTGAATTAGTGGTCGATCCTTATAGATTAAAAAAACAGGGTATGATAGAGTTAACTACCTTTATGTTAACTGACGTAGTGCTCAAATACCCTCTGGCGTTCGTCGTCGCGAAATACGTCCTCACGACCTAAACGGTCCTGACGATCTAACACTTTCCCGCGCGATCGCGGCACTTGAGAGACGGCGCGCCGGCGGAATCGCTTCCGCCGGCCAACGCCGCGGAAAGGGGACACGATGGATCCGGAGAAACAGGAAGAGAAAAACGAACGGCCAGAGAACCAGGAAGATCGCCGCGGGATGCGGCGCCTCGTTCTCACGCGTTCGATCGTTCTCGGAGGCGAACACGCCGAAGAGGGATCGACGCACGACGTTCCGCGCGCGTTGGCGCATCGTCTGATCGCGGAGGGTTCCGCGGTTCTCCACGATAGCGAAACGCCGGACGTGCCGGCGAAAACAGTCACGCGCATGGAGACGCCGACGGACCGCGATCCCAAACCGCGGCAAGTCGCGCCGGCTCCGGCGAAAGTGAAACGCGGCGGGAAATAAATGCCGACGCCGGCCAACGCTCCAGCATTTCGCGACGCCGATCTCCCCGCGATGTTCGCGGATTTCGGCGTCGCGATCTCGATCGGGGGCGTCTCCGGTTTAGGGATCCTGGACGAAGCGGATCGGATCGAGGTGCAAGACGTGAACCGCGGACAGGTTGTCGGGCTCGTGACGACGATCACGGTCCAGACTTCCGCGTTTCCCGCGATGAAGATCGGGGACGCGCTCGTGATTGGCGCGAGGAGTTTCACGGTCCGCGAGCGGTTGCGCGAGGGCGACGGAGCTCTAACAAAAGTTTTGATCGGGGTCTAGTGATCGAAAAATTTTCAGGGAGGGGAAGATGAGCAAAACAGCAACTCTCGGGCTTGTGAAACCGACGCACGGGATCGATTTAGTCGAAGGCGAAGTCGGCGGAGTTCCAAACGAGGCGCTAAACCTCGACGCGATCGACGCCGCGATCGCCGCACTGAACGGAACCGGACAGGGGACTTTCGTCGTCACGGCGCCGGCGACGAACAATCTCATCGCGAAATCGTTGACGGTCGCGAGCCAGGCGGCGCTCCGTCTCATCGATTCCGAACTCACACTCGGCTATCAGGGATCGACGACGATCTCCGGAAGTGTCGCGTCGCTCCGCGGGAACACGACGATCGCCGCGGGGACGACGATCACAGGCCAATCCTACGTTTACGGGACGCAAGGAAAATTGACGATCCAGGGGACCCACTCGGGAACGGCGGAAGTCTCCGCCGGTCTCATGGGCCAGTTGGATCTTTCGGCCGCGCAAGGCGCGAGCGCGCCGATCGCGGCGATCTGGGCCGATTGCGGGGCGACGATGTCCTCCGCGATCGGGGCGACGGCGGCGTACATTTCCGCGGTTGTCGTCTATAACACGACGGCGACGAAGATCCAGGCGGCGATCCGGATCGACACGAACTCGACCTATCTGTTCGACCTCACGGACGAGGGCGGCGGACACGGGGCAGGGAACTGGGTGATCGCGACGGCGAAGTCGTCGGGATGGGACAAGAGTCTCAAAATCAACCTGAACGGGACTCCGTACTATATCCCGTGCAATTCGGCGCCAGCATAAAACGCTGAAAACGCCGCGAAAAAACTCGAGAATTTCGTCGGCGACGGAAACGGAGGAGACGTGGCAGAACTCAAAGCTATCCCCGCGATGCGGTACCCCCTCAATATCGCAGAGCGGATTCACTTGATCGCGATCCTACCCCTAGAGGGGGACGTGACAACTCTCCGGATCGTGCGCGAATTGCGCGAGTCCCTGAGTCTCACCGAAGAGGAGCATCGCGACTTTGGCGTGACGACGGAGGAGCGCGACGACCAGATCACGTACAAATGGGGCAACGTCCAGGCGGCCATGACTCCGCGCGAGATGGAATTCCGGCCGAAAGCGCTCGCGATCATCGTCGAGACACTCAAACGGTTGAATCAGACGAAACGCCTCCGGGCGGAATTGCTCCCGCTGTACGAGATGTTTGTCGACGAGAAAGAGTAGCGGCCGACGATGCCGACGCCTCCACCTCCGGCGCCTCCCGCCTCGATCCGAGAACAGATCGTTCTCGCGGTCGTTGCGGCGCTTGGGGCGGCGACGGCGCCGTGCGCCGGCGTTTCCGGGGGGATCGTTTCTCAACCGATCGGCTTGACGGTGCACAGAGAACGGACGCGGCCGATCGAGATCGATTCGCTCCCGGCGATTCTCGTTTACGTCGACGATGATGCTCCGAAAACGCTCGCCGGCCAGGTATTCGCGGCGCCGTTGACGGAGCGCCAGGCGAGCGTCTCGTTAGAGTGTCGCGCGCAAGGATCGGCGAGTATTCCGCCGGACGCGGCGCTCGATCCGATAACCGTCTGGGCGGCGTTGGCAATTTTCGCGGACGAGCGTTTCGGCGGTCTCGCGAACGGTGTTGAGGAAGGGCGAACGGTTTGGAATTCCCAAGAGGGAGACGTTCCGATCGCATCGGCCAAGTGGAGCATCACGGTTAAATTCCGGACGAGTCGACTCGATCCGACAAGCAAATCTTAGGAGGCGAACGAAATGCCAGGACTCAAGTACCCAATCCCACACGTCCCGATGCTCGGAAAAGGGTCGATCTTACTCGATATTTTCGACGCCGCGGGGCTCCCGACGGGCCTCCGGCACCTCGGGAACTGCACGAAGTTCGAGCTCGATCTGAAAGACGATATCGCGGAGCTCTACCAGTCGCTCAACAAATCGGTGACGCTGATCGCGACGGCGCTCAAAAAGCGGCAACCGAAGATCGCCATCACGGGGACGGATTTCTCCTCGGATCACATGGCGATCGTTCAAATGTCCTCGGGGAAGACGAACGTCGCGACGACGGCGGTCGCGGTCACGGGGGAAACCCTGATCTCCGCGACGGTCACGGGCGCAAAGGGCCGTTTTTTCCAGACGGCGAAGCGCAACGTCGACAATGTGACGGTGCCTCCGGTCCTCACGCTCCAACCCTCGACCGTGCTCGCGACGCCGGGGGATTACGTCATCGTCGATCCCGTCGCCGGATTGATCTACATCCCCGTCGGGAGTCAGATCACCGATCTGACGGCGACCTTGATCACCTATCACACCCTTGTCGGATCGCAGGATCACGTCGCGGGCGCGACGGTTCCGTTCGTCCAGGGACACATCGTTTTCGATCCGGATCCGGTCGACGGCCAGAAGATCGGTTGCGATATCTGGCGCGTCAACCTGAATCCGAATGGAAACATCGGACTCATCGCGGACGATTACGGGAATTGGACGCTCGACGGGAACATCCTCGACGATACCGCGAATCACCCGTCGGCGCCGTTCTACGATTACACGTTCTACTGAGGACGGCGTCCTTCGGGACGTTCGGATCTCGGCAGGGTGCGGGGGGCTGCGTGGATAGCGTGGCTCCCCCTCTAGTGAGAAGTTAGCGGGCGGCGATGCCGTCCCGGAGGCAAAATGACCGCAACGATCTCCCTCGATGGCCGGAAATTCTCCGGCGTCACGCAGTCCGTTTCCTCGATCCAGCACGACTACATTCAAGCGAAACTCCGGCTCGCCGGCGCCGTCGGGATCCTCACCGATCTCGACGGAGTCAAGCGCACGAACGAAAGGCGCATGGAGGATCTTTTGACGCAGATCCTCGAACGCCGGCAAAAGGCGCCGATCCTGGCCGGGTGCCTCACGGAAGAGGGCAAGCTCTGGACTCCGGACGAGGCGGATCGCAACGCCGCGCGGTTTAACGCGATCACCGATCCCGACGAGATCAGCGAAATGACGAAGCGGATCGTGGAGTTCGTTATCAATTTTTTTTCGTTCGGGGAAGCATCGTCGACGACTTCCCCGAAATCTTCGAGCCAGAGCGAAACGGTCCGGTCTACAAAGAGCGGGGCGCGGTCGACCTCGGGGATTTCGCGGCGCTGATCCGGGAAGTCGCCGGCGGCGATCCGGAACGGGTTGAGCGCGTGCGGAACTGGCCTCTCCGCGATCTTTTTTTGGCGTATGTCGATCGGATGAAGAGGGAAGCGCGGCGGAGTTACGAGATCGACCTCCTAGTCTGGAGCGCGCTCGCGCCATACCAGCGGCGGCGAACGGATCCTCCGCGGATCCCGAAGATCTTGAGGAGCTAAAAAGTGGGCTTGCCTCCCGATATCAGAGTTCGACTCACGGCGGAGGATACCGGCGTCTCCGCGGCGATCAAAGAACTCTCCGTCCAGCTACAGGACCTCAAGCGCCAGGACGACGCGACGGCGCGATCGGCCGACGGGATGGCCTCCTCCTTCATGCGCGCCAGTGGCTCGATGCGCGAGGCGCGCGGCTCCGCGCGTCTCTTGAGTGCGGATCTGGGAGTCGGATTGAACCGCGAGCTCGCCTCCACGCTCGCGCGATCGGCCACACTCGGGCCGATCCTGGCCGCGGCGTTTCCGGTTGTCGCGGCGATCGGCTTTTTCGAGGTCATAAAGCATGGCGCGGAGGAGCTCGCGACGCTGATCTCGGACACGTTCATATACACGAAAGCGGAGAAAGCGGCGTATGAGGCGCTCGTCCAGGGGAACAAAGAGCTCGCGAAAAGCGTCGAGCACACGAAAACTTTAAAAGAGGAGTTCGAGCTCATCGGCGTGACCGGGATCGCGAAGGACACGATCCTCCTCCAACGAATGAGCGATGAACTCCTCAAGGTCCAACAGAAACAAAGAGACGCCGAAAACGTTCTCTTTCTGAATCGTCGCGAGGGTTTAGGCACGCCGGAGGAAGTCACGAAAGCGCAACAGGACCTCCTCGCGGCGAAGACGCGCGGCGATGAGCTCACGCAAGAGCAATACAACCTCGAAAAAGAGATCCTCGTCCAGCAACAGAAAGATCGCGACGCCGCGGCGACGAAAGTGGCACAGACGGAGATCAAACTCCAGGAACGCCGCGACGCGAACCTCGCGCGGGAGGCGAGCTCGATCCGCGTGGGGATGCAAAACGAATTGGAGCTCTACAAAGTCGGCGCGAAAGAGCGCGAGGGGACGGATCAAAATTCTTTCGATCGCGGCTTGCTCACGATCCGCGAGTATTACGCCAAGCGCCGCGAGACGCTCCAGTCCGAGGAAACGAAAGAGCGCGCAATCATGGCGAAGGAAATCGCGGACGCGCAAGCGGAGGCGGATCGCCTAGGCGCGGAGGGCCGCGCGAATCAGGCGAAATCCAAAAAGGCCGGCGGGCCGGATACGGAGATCGGCGCGGCATACGCGGCCGCGGCGGAGAAAGATCTCGCCGGCCAGGAGACGAACGCCGCGAAAGTCACAGAGCTAAAGACGAAAGCACAGATCCTCGAAACAGAGTTTCGCACGAAGCGCCAGGAGCTCGATCGCGACGAGTTCCGTCAAACGGAAGAGAATCAGACGAAGGTCCTCGAATTCGACAAACTCGTCGAGAAGACGAAAAACGACGGGCTCGCCGCGGCGCTCGATGAGATCGAGATCGAGAAACAAAAGTTAGTCGTGATCCTGGAGCAATCCGGCGCCTCGAAAGAACAGATCGCCGCGCGCCTGGCCTCCTATAGTCAGATCCGAACCGCACAAGCGACGTTCGACGCGGAGCAAAAGAGCTCTACGGCCGGCCTAAAGATCCTCGGAGACGAGCGCGCGGAGATCGAGGACAAGGTCAAAAACGGGAAGCTATTCCAGGCGCAAGCGGACGAACAGATTCGCGCGTTAGAACTCGCGCGCCTCCCGGTCCTCCAACAGATCGCCGCGGCGCTCCTGAAACAAGCGCAAGCGACGGGCGATCAACAGAAAATCGCGCAAGCGGAGGATTTCCAGAAACAGGTCAACGCGATCGCGGCGTCGGCCGATATCGCCGGTCAACAGATGGCGAAAATTAAAGAGGGGATCCAATCGTCTCTCACGGGCGGGATCGAGCAATTTTTCGGGACGCTCATGGAAGGAACGCGAAGCGTCGGCCAGGCGTTCCGCGGGCTCGCGCAGAGCGTCGTCGGATCTCTCGCGCGAATGATGGCGCAAATGGTAGCGCAAATGATCGTCGCCAGGATGCTCAAAGCGGCGATAAGTGGTTTCTCCGGCGGAGGGCCCGTTCCTGGCGCCGGCGGCGGCGGATCTTCCCAGGAGGCGCTCGGTTTGGCAGGCGGCGGTCTGATCCAAGGTTCGGGAACGGCTAAGTCGGACTCGATCCCCGCGCGACTTTCGACCGGGGAGTACGTCGTCCAAGCGGACGCGGTGAAAGCATTCGGCGCGGCGAATCTGGAGGCGATTAACCGCGGTTTGAGGATCCCGTCGCTCGAAAGGTTATCCCTCCCGAAATTCGCGGAAGGCGGGCTCGTTGGCGCGCCTGGCGCCGGCGGCGGCGACTCGAATATCAATCTCGGGATCAGTCTCGACGAGGGCCTGATCCTGAAACACCTCTCCTCGAAAACGGCGGGGAACATCATCCTCAACCATCTAGCGAACAATCCGAAGGCGGCGAGCAAAGCGTTGTCGAGGAGTATGTGACGTGTCTATAAAAATCGGAACGGCGACGGACTACGCGGATCTCTTAAACACTCTCGACGGGTTTCTCACGGGAACCGGGCAGGCGTTGACGCCGGCTTTCACGGGCGCGGGAAATGGCGCGATCGACGCGCACGGCGGATCCGCCGGCGTCGCGGAAACGATCACGGTCACGTTTACGAGCGCGACGGCGTTCGGCGTGGTGGGGTCGGTCTCGGGAAGCCTCGGAACGGGCGTGGTGGGCACGCTATTCGCTTCTACGAAGGCAAATTTGACCATCACGGCCGGCGGAACGCCATTCTCCTCCGGCGATGTCTTCGCGTTCGCCGTGACGCCTCCCTGGACCTCGCTCCGGCGAGTCTCTGGCTCGGAAATGATCTGGCAGGCGCCGGGGAATGGCGGGCTCGACGCGATCATCGTCGGCGCGATCGCGTTCTCCAACGTGGGAGCGGATTACTACAATTGGCGCCTCGGGGGATTCACCGCGTACAACGGGGCGCTCCCGTTCAATCAGCAACCGGGATATCCGGGCGGCGTTGGGCAGGCGATCCCGTCGCCAGTTCTCACGCTCTGGAATTCGTCGATCCCGTATTGGATCATCGCCAACGGCCGGCGCGTGATCGTGATCGCAAAAGTCTCGACGGTGTACGTTTCCGCCTACCTCGGGTTTCTCTCTCCCTATATGGCGCCAGGATCGTTTTCCTATCCTCTCGTCGTCGGCGGAAATCTGGCGTTCACTTTCACCGGCGAGCCGGGCTCGACGAGCTCGTCCTGGAGGTGGAGCAACTCCGGCGCCGAAATGCGGAATTTCGCGATCCCGCGGTCCGGCGTACTCGGGCAAAACAACGATAGTTCGCTTCTCCTCCGCGGCGCCTCGGGATCCTGGCGCGGATTCTGCGTTTCAGCCCTTGATTCGTCACACGGCCAGGTGTGGCCGTTCGCCTATGTCGACACGATGGGCGGGACTTACGATTGGCGTCCGAACCTTGACGGCGGATATCCGCTCCTCCCGATCGTTCTCTTCGATTCGACGCCGAACATTTTCGGCGAGCTCGACGGAGTTTTCGCGACAAGCGGATTCTCGCAAAGCGCGGAGAACACGATCACGATCGGCGGGATCTCGTATCTCGTCGTGCAAAACGTTTTCCGGAACACGAAAGCGGATTTTTTCGCGGTTCGGCTGAGTTAGGGGGACGGTATGCAGTATCAAACGGGCTCCGCGACTTCTCCGGTCGATCTTCTACAGCAACTCGTGACATGGCTCGTCGGGATCGGTTGGACGCAAGATCGCAGCGCCGTCGAGGGCTCCGGCTGGACGGCGTCTCTCCACAAAAGCGGAAATTATGCTCACCTCCGCGCGACGATGAACGAGTCTCCTGTTTGGCAAACGAGCCAGGCAACCGGGGGCACCTACGTACTGAATCTTTATCTCGGGACGGGCTACAACGGCGCGAACGCCTGGAACAATCAGGCAGGCGGGCCGGTCGGGAGCTCCTCGAATCCGATCGGCGTGTGTGCGCGTCTCTCCTCCGGTCCGTTTGGAAACTACTATTTTTTCGCGGACGCGGCCGGCGACAACGTCGTCGTCGTCGTCCAGGTGACGCCGGGCCTCTATACCTATCTGGGATGGGGTCTTTCTCTTAACAAGGCGGGATCCTGGACCGGCGGTCCGTACTTTTTCGGATCCACGAGCAGCATGTATTCGACTGAGGTCACGTCGAGCCCGAATCTCGCAGGGTTCACGATCACGGCCGATTGTCCGTTCGTCGGCCTGGATGCGCGCGGCGGCGCGATGGGATTCGTTCGCGTCGACGTTGATTCCTTCACGGGGAAATGGGTCGGGATCCACACTTCGGCGGTTTCGGCCGCGGATCACGGATATCAGGGCAAGCGCGGCAACTCGTCGATCCGGGGTTTGACGACTAGTATGGAGAACTACTATCCGGTCTACGCTTACGACGCCTACCTGTTCGAGTTTCAAAACGAGCAAGTGAGCGCGCAGGACGGCCGCGCGAATCTCCTCCCGATTTTCCTCTGGGCGAACCGCGACTCCACGTCGACGGGATTCTCCCTCCTCGGATCGGTCCCGAACGTTTTCGTGTCCAACGCCGTCGGGAACGGTTTTTCGTCGGCGGACGAGTATGTCCTCGGGGGAACGACGTACAAACTTTTCCCGAATTTCGCGATCGTGAAGCAATAGAGGGGAAATGGCGGATTTCGCCGGACAGGTTTTTCCAGCTATCGGCGGGCTCGATCCTGAGAACGCGTCGCTGGATCTCACCGCGGGGATGTTTGCCTCAGTTTTGAGCATTGGGGTTACGAGCTCCTCCCTGGCGGCGACGCGCGGGGTCCCGGAGCCGGTCGTCTCCGTGGCGCACGAGGATCTCGCCGGCGCGCGCGTCGAACTGTTCGGCGGTCAGTTGTTCGGAAAGATCCTCGTGATCCCGGGCACGAAGGGGCTCGGATTCGTCGTCACCTCGACACAATTCGCGGTTGAGGTGTGGAACGCGTTTCGCGACTCCGATCAAGTTCTGGAGGAGATCGATATTTCGGGAAGCGGCGGATTGACGATCGCGGATCTCTTCGGCGAGCCTCTGTTGATCGCGGCGCTCGATTCGCGGATCTATCAGGCGACCGTCCCCTCCGCCGGCGCGACGCAGATCAATCAGACGGTTCTCTTCGCGTTCGCCGGAAGTCCTCCAGGAACGACGCTCGTCGTCACGGGATCCCGCATCGTGCTTTTTTCCGTGCGTCTCGATTGGAACGAGGGCGTCGAGGAGTCCATCGAATATCTGACGGACGTTCTCCGGGCCTATTCCGACGCGGAGCAACGCCGGGCGCTCCGCCGGATCCCGCGGCGTGCGGTCAAGTATCGCGCGCTCACGCTAAACGCACGCGACGCGGCCGGCTTGGAGTCCCTGATCTGGGGATGGCAACAGCAACCTTTCGGCGTTCCGTTTTGGCCGGACGCGCAACCGTTGACGGCGGATCTCCCGGCGGGGTCGTTCTCGATCCCCGTCGAGACGGCCGATCGGCTATTCGCGGCCGGCGGGCTCGTGGCGATCTGGGTCGACGAGTACACTTTCGAGGCGTTGACGATCGCGAGCGTGGGCGCTCATTCGATCGGCGTGAGTTCTCCCACACAGTTTTCCTGGACGGCCGGTCCAGGGACGCGCGTCGTCCCCGTCTTCCTTTGCCGATTGCCGGCCGCGGTCGAGGTCTCGCGATATAGCAGCGAAATCGACGAGGTCGACGTGAGTTTTATCGGGGAAGCGGGACAGCCGGCGCCGGCGCCGACGATCTCGCCGGCGCAGTTTAAAGGGTTCGACGTTTTAGAGATCCCGCCGAACTGGGAAAACGCTCCGCTCAAGCGGAGTTATAAGCGGTCTCTGGTGACGATCGATCCGAAGATCGGGCCGATCGAGGTGATCGACAAAGGCGGGAGCGCGGTCGTAGGCCAGGAGTTTCCGTGGTGGCTCGACACACATCCCATCGTGACGGCGTTTCGGGCGTTCGTGATCCGCCGGTTCGGACAAGTCGTTCCATTCTGGATCCCGACGTGGGATCAGGATCTCGTCCTGGCGAACGATGTTCTCGCCGGAGATTCCGGGATCACGATCAAGTCGGAATTCTATTCGCGGTTTTTTTTTCCGAACGAGGCGCGCCGGTTCGTGGCGTTTATTCCGATCGACGGATCCGGAAACGTGTATCGCAAAATCACGGCCGCGGCCGACAACGGCGACGGGACGGAGGGTCTCACGCTGGAATCCGCGACCGGGAAAAAGTTCGCGAAGGGCTCGACGATGATTTCGTTTCTGACCCTCGCGCGGCTCGCAAGCGATCGCGTCGCGATCAAATGGACTAGCACGGATCACGGCGACGCGATCCTGGAGCTCCAGGAAGTTCCGAGGGAGCTCCCATGAGTTTCGACGCGCTCGAAAAATCCGGCTCCGCGGGAGAACCATATGAGCTCTATCTTTTCCAGAGCACGGGGATCTCGTTCGCGTTGACGAACGCGGAAGAGGAGATCTCCTATTTGGAGCAAGTATACTCGCCGGCGACGATCACGCGCGACGAGTCCGAACAATCGAACGAGGTCGTCTCGGGGCAGTTAAAGATCTATCTCCCGAAAGATCATCCTCTCGCACAGATGTGCATCCCGTACTTACCCTCTGCGCCGATCGCGGTGACGGCGTTCGGCTCGCACTATGGGGATTCCGAGACGGTCGTGCTCTTCGTGGGCGTCCTGGCGTCCGCGCGATTCACGGATCAATGCGAATTTACGTGCAACTCCGCGGCTTACTATCTCCAGAGGAAGATCCCGCAACAGCTATATCAGGCGCCATGCTCGCACGTTTTCGGGGATCCGGGTTGCGGCGCGGCGCTTTCGGATCACACGTTCGAGGGCATGATTACCGCGATCGACGCGACCGGGACGATCCTCACCATCCCGGGGTTCGCGTCTCTCCCCGATCCGCTCAAAGCGGGATATCTCAAAGTCGGGGACGAGTACCGGATGATCGTCGACGCATCGGGGGAGACGATCACGTTGATCTCCGCGATCCCCGGTCTCACCGCGCCGGCGGCGTGCGCGGCGACGGCCGGTTGCAATCTCGATTTTTCGGCGTGCACACATTATGGGCGCACGATCAGTTTTCTCGGATTCGATCTGATCCCGACGATCAATCCGTTCGATGGGAGCGCGAGCGTCGGTTGACGCGGAAAGAGGTGCGGTCATCTTCTGGCTTCTTCTACTGCTATTCGTCGCGACGACCGTCGTCGGCGCTTTGCTGGCTCCGCATCCTCAGGGGCCGCAACCGTCGGCGCTCGGGGATTTCTCTGTCCCAACGGCGGAAGAGGGTCGCGCGATCCCGGTCGTTTTCGGGACGGTGAAGATCGCCGGAGGTAACACGGTATGGTGGGGCGATCTCAAATCGAAAGCGGTCAAAGTTGGCGGCGGGATCCTGGAGCTCGGGCGTTCGACGGTCACGGGATACAAGTATTTTCTCGGCTGTCAGATGATGCTTTGTCACGGAGCGATCGATGCGCTCCTCTCGATCGAGTTCGACAAAAAGGATCTCCCGTACACTTCGGCGACGATCACGAACGGAAACGGGAGCGAGAACTATCTCAAACTCACGGCGACCGGCGACAAATTGTTCGGCGGAACGGCCGCGGGCGGCGCCGGCGGCGTCTCCGGACAGATCAATTTTTATCGCGGAGTCCAAACGCAGCAACCGGACGATTACCTGGGGGCAAAACAGGGGCGCATCGTTCTGGATCAGTCTGGGATCGGATACGAGTTTTCCGGCGTGGGCAACGGAACGATTTCCAGCGAATCCGGGGGATCCAGTTCTCTCGACGAGACGATCACGATCACAGCTTACGGGATCGACGGCAATAACACGCATGGGACCTATCAACACATGGAGTTCCACGTCGTCGGATCGGTCTCCGGTGAACAGATCAACGCGGGGCCGAACAGTGACGGCTCCCGCGGCTGTTGGGCCGATCAAGCGTTCTCCTGTCCGATCATAAACTTCACGATCAACCGGGGATCGATCCAGTTCGCGAACGGCGACAAGTTCGTGATTTCGACCTCGCACTCGAAAGTCGCGCCGGCATACCGCGGGAAGTGCTACGCGGTTTTTTGTCAGACGTACATGGGCACGTCAAATTACCTCAAGCCTCCGGCGTTCGTGATTCGCCGGTGTCCGGATCCTCTGGCCCAGGGCGACGCGGTCGCGAATATCAACGGGGATGCGAACGCAGCTTTCGCGATCTATGAAGCGCTCACGGATCCGAACTGGGGTCTCGGGCTCCCTTACACGACGATCGGCGCGGCGAGTTTCATCGCGGCCGGCGCGACGCTCGCGGCTGAGGGTCTCGGGATCTCGATGCAGTTCGATACGCAAGGGAGCGCCGATCAGTTGATCGGCGAGATCCTCCGGCACGTCGACGGGCTCCTTTATACGGATCCGTCGACGGGGCTCTGGACGATCGTCCTCGCGCGCGGCGGATATGATCCCTCGACGCTCCCGGTCCTCACGGTCGACAACGTTCTCGCGACGCCGGATTTTTCGCGCGGATCCTGGAGCGAGACGACGAACCGCGTCGCGATCAAATACAGCAACCGGGCCGGCGATTTCGCCGACGGGATCATAAACGCCTACGATCCCGCAAACATTCGCGTGACGGGCGAGGTGCGGCCGCAAACGATCGATTTTAAAGGGATCTCGAATTCGGCGACGGCGGGCCTGGTGGCGATCCGCGTCCTCAAAACGCTCACCTATCCTCTAGCGAAGGTCAAGATCATCACGAATCGGACGGCGTGGAACTGGCGGCCGGGAGGGTTGTTCCGTTGGACGTGGGCGCCTCTCCAAATCGAAAACGCGGTCTATCGGATCACGCGGATCGGATACGGATCGCTCCTGGATGGAAAGATCACGATCGACGCCGTCGAGGATATTTTCGGGATCAGTTCGATGGCGTTTCTCGCTCCGCCGGCGTCGGGCTGGACGGATCCGAACGCGGCGCCGGCGGCGCCGGACTATCAAATGGCGATCGAGAGTCCCTATGCGTTTTCGATTTCGGCCGACGAGCGGATCACGGTCGGTTGCGTCCGCGGCGATGCGGTGAGCAAGGCTTTCGAAGTATTCGCGGACGAGGCGGGCGGCTCGGCATATTCGAGCTACGGAACGATCGGCGGTTTCATGCTTTCCGGTCTCCTCTCCGCCGATTATCCCGTGAATACGGGAGCGACGGACGGGACCGGTTTCGTCTTGTCGGCGACCGGCGCGCGAGATCTCGATGCGTTGATCTCGACGGATGCGAGCGGTTTGTCGAACGGAAAGAACCTCCTCATGTTCGTCGATACCGGGGAGTTTTGTTCGTGGGAAACGGTCACGTTGAACGGTGACGGAACGGTCTCGATCTCTGGGATCATGCGCGGCGTTCTGGACACGGTCCCCGCGGATCATCCCTTGGGGACGCGCGTTGTTTTTTTTGAGGCGGGATTCGATTTCTTGAAACCGGCAACGATCCCCACGTCTGGGCCAACGGGAGCAACCGGGCCGACGGGACCAACCGGCGCAACCGGGCCCACGGGATCAGCCGGAGCAACCGGAGCGGCGGGATCTACGGGAGCGACGGGATCCGCGGGATCGGCCGGAGCAACCGGCGCAACCGGAGCGGCGGGGTCCGCTGGCGCCGCGGGAAGCAAGTGGTACGAGGGCGCGGGAGCTCCCTCGACGACGCACAGCGACGGCGACTATTACCTCAACGTCACGAATGGCGACGTCTACCAGCAAGTTTCCGGATCGTGGGGATCGCCGGTCGGAAACATAAAAGGCGCGGCGGGCTCCGCCGGCGCGGCGGGGAGCAAGTGGTACGAGGGCGCGGGAGCTCCCTCGACGACGCATAGCGACGGCGACTATTACCTCAACATCACGAACGGGGATGTCTACCAGCAAGCGAGCGGATCGTGGGGATCCGCCGTCGGAAATATCAAAGGCGCGAGCGGATCGGCAACCAATCAAAGCGTCCTCGTCGACGACGTCGCTATGTCAGACGATTACTGGCTCGCGGTCGACGCGAACGCTCCGGACTGGATTTTGCCTCTGACGACTTCTTAGGTTTGGCAGGGAAGGGGAGCTCTAATGAGTGTAACGTTCAACTCTACAACGCCGTCACCGGCGGCGGGAAAACTAAACGTCGGCTTTCAAAAGGACGGGAGCGGAAACGTCTCCGCGGAGTACACGGCGCCGTTCGATGTTCCGATCTTCGCGCCTGGTGTGGGCGCGAACGCACAAATCCTCCTCCGCGTCAAACTGACGCGGGCCGTGCTGTTTCCAGCGAGTGCCGCGAATTCCTACGCGGCCGCAAGCACCAACGCGACGGCCGACACGACTTTCACGCTCAAAAAGAACGGGAGTTCATTCGCGACCGTCAAGTATTCGGCCGGCGGCGCCGTCGGCGCGTTTACGCAAGCGTCGGACGAGAGTTTCGCCGCGGGCGATCTCCTAGAGGTCGACGGGCCGGCGACGGCGGACGCGACGCTGGCGGACGTGGGAATCACGCTGTACGGATACAGGACAAGTTAAGAGGAAACAGTTATGTCGCTTTCATCGGCAGTAGGTTCTTTTGCTCTTCCCAATCCGTCAGCTAACATAGTGATAACGGGCTTGGGTTTTCAGCCGAAGATTATTTTCTTTTGGTCAATGGCGCAAACGAGCGGGAGCAACGCGCTAGGGGTCGCGATCAACTCGTACTTAAATCGAAATTTCGGGGCTGCCGACGGAACGAACCAATGGTGCCAATCCTTTTATGAGAAGGACGGAGAAACCGGGGGAGGCTTCACGCAAGTCGCGTGCACTTCCGTTTATTGCATCGTGCACGGAAAAGGCAACACCTCGGGCCCTAACGACCCTTACTCAACCTACTCGCTGCATTCTATGGATTCCGGCGGGTTCACTCTTTATCCCCAGACAGCGGGTTCGGCTCCGGCTGTCGGTACAGTGCGAATTTTCTATCTCGCACTTGGCGGCTCAGACATCACGGGAACCGCCTTGGGAACCATTTCGGAGACCGGTAGTACCGGAAGCGAAAACATAACCGGATTGGGAATCACCCCCGCTTGTGTGCTTACCGCGCTCAGTGGTGTTTCTGCGGAATCGCTTTATGCGTCAGCGCAGAATTATGCAACCTCATGCCTTAACGTCGGTTTTTCCGATGGCACAAATCAGGCGACCGTCGTTCACATGGCCGCGGGCCAGGGCTCAAACAATCAAGAGCTGCACTACGGCCAGCACAACGAATGTTATTCCGGAGTTACCAGAACAGGAGTTGCTACTCCGACACTTAATAATCGTGGCTACATCGACACGTTTGTTTCCGGCGGATTCACTATTCATCGAACCGTTTCTGTCGGAACCTATTCCTTGTGCTACGCGGCGATTGCTGGTTTGAAAGCGCATGTTGGAAGCTTCGCGACGAAAACGGATACCAGCACTCACATGGCGCAGACGGGTTGCGGGTTTTCACCCGCGGCGGCGCTCATTTTGTCGCCAACCCCCTTGTCCAAGCGGGCGCGGCAGCAAATTGGACCATCTCGAATACAAGCACGACATCTCCTCCGACGAGCGCGACCATCGACGCTGTCGGTTGCTATGCGAAGAACAAATAATCATAGCTCTCCTAGTTGCGCTTGAGGTGTTTTAAATGGCTATTTGGACAAAGCAAGGCGTTGTAATCACGCCGAACACTCACGACCTGAATGGCGGCGGTGCTCTTTCTGGCACGGAAGAACCTAACGTTCTTTACGAAGGCTCTCCAAAGATTCTGTCTGCGAACCCGGACGGTAAAGTTTTCAAGATGTGGTTCACGGGTGGGAATGACCTTTGCTATGCGGAGTCTAATGACGGATTGGCGTGGACTCCTTATACTGGAACATCAAATGGCGTAGTGATTTCAAACATGGTTCATGGCCGTTTGTTTAAAAACAGCGGCACATATTATTACTACGGAAATCCCGGTCCAGCGGGCGTTGGTCAAATAGATTGCTGGTCGTCTGCGGATGGTGTTACATCGTGGTCTCTTGCAAAGGCTTCTGCTTTGACGGCAGGAGCACACGGAACGTATGACGCCTCTATCAGTCAGTTGAACCCTATTTATGTTTCCGCTGGAACGTGGTATGCGCTCTACTCTTGCTGTAGCGATTACACCGGCAATGGTATTTGGAAAGCGGCGCAAGCCACGTCTACTGATGGCTTGAACTGGTCAAAGTATGGCGGTGTTGTCACCAACATTTCCAACGTAAATGCGGTAAACGTCGGCGGAACCTATTATGGTTGGGGCCAAATGGAGACGATGGGCACCACGACTTCGGTCCCGACAGACATTTTCCGTATGCAGTTTACTGATGCCACTTTGACCGCGACGGTTGCGAGCTCTTACAATGAGGTTTTTCCTCGTACATCGTCTTCCGAGGGTTTTGGCTCTGCGAACGGTCAGGTTGCCGACCCGGCAATGGTTGAAGTCAATGGCAAGGTGTATTGCTACTACACGGCGACGGCTACGGGAAATTCGGGTACGGGATACACGCTG